AGTCGAGACCGTAGTCGATGGAGCGGTAGCGCCGCCAGTGTTTCGGAATCTGAAACGGCTTGATAACGTGCGTCGCGCGGGAAAATTCAGGGAAGTAATTGCCGCCCAGCGCGTCCCAGTCGCCGTAGCGGTGCGCCTTGCGGATGTCCTCCGGCAGTTGACTCAGCGCCTGCAGGTATCCGGGCGAGGACGCGATCAGATCGGGGTTGTCCTCGACCGTCGCAAAGATGAAGCTGTAGTCGTCCGGGTTCTCGTTTTCCTCCGGGTTGTCGGAGTCCTGCTTGAAGTTGCGGTCGATAAACAGCCGCTTCACCCACCGGTGCCCGACGCCGCCGGGGTTGCAGGTGATGTAAAAGCGCTTCGGAATCTGGTTCACGCCGCGGAGGATGCCGCCGAGATAGCGAAACTCGCGTTCCGTGAACTGCGTCGCCTCGTCCATGAAAATCCAGTCATATTCCTGACCCTGATATTCCGTTTCCGATGTGACGCCGTTCCAGTGCCCGAACCGGATGATGCTGCCGTTCTCGAAGTAGAGCGTGTGCGTCGTGCCGTTGTAGCTCGTAAGCTCCTGCGGCACCATCTTCAAAATCGGCTCGATGTGGTTTGCCTGCAGCTCCGGGTACGTCTTACGCAGGATCAGAATCTTGATGCCGGGGTAGGTGAACGCCCCGCCGACCGCCTTTGTGCGGACGGCGTGGGTCTTGCCGCCGCCTCTCGCGCCGCCATACGCGGTATATAGCGTTCTGCTGGCGTAGAATTGCGCCTGTTTCGGATTGGCATGTCCAGCGTCCCATGTGAACCGGGATTCACTGGAAGCCTTTTTACGCGGCATTACGCGGGCACCTCACCCGTGCGGTTGATCGCCCGCTGCAGCTCGCCGTAGCCGCTGCCTGTCGGGACCGCCATGCTCCCCGGCGGAAGCACGCCGCCCGACGCAGGATTTCCACCACCATCCGGCGGCATTGCCTGCGCCTGCATCTGCATCGCGGCAAGCTCCTGTTCTTTCTCTTTGATCAGCCCCTGCAGGTCGGGCACATAGCCCGCCGGGAGGCGTTTGAGATATTGCACGATTGTGATCTTGTCCTGCATGAGCAGGTTGTCGAGCGTCTGCATCGCCGCCGTCTCGCTCCAGTACGAGGACGCGCCGACGTCCAGCTTCAGGTCCATCGGCGTTTCCGCGAACACGGAATAGTCGAACGGCACCGGAAGCTCCTGCCCCGGCTGCATCCCGGCGAACGCAAGCACCTCGTTCCCCGCTTCCTCCGGCACCGGCAGCATCACCGTCCGTGTGCCGTAGTAGCTCGCCATGAAGTCGAGATAGATGCGCCCCAGCTCCTTGATGGAGCGGAAAAGGTTCTGCTTCGTGATCTCCTGCGGCGTCGCGGCTGCGCGCTGCAGGGCGATGATGGCGGACGTGTTGTCCGGTCTCGTGTCGCCCAGCGCGACGCTCGTTGCGCCGAGGTTCGTCTGCGTCATCTCCACGACCATGCTGATAAACTGGCTGATCTGCGGGTCGATGTGCGCCGGATCGATGATCTTTGCCACGTTCGACACGTCGCCGCCGTTGATGCCGATTGCCGCGCCGATGCGGTTGTCCCACTTGCCGACGCGCGTCTTGTCAAAGACGATCTTCGGGTATGCCGTCGTCATGAGCGACAACATGCTCATGGCGTACAGCTTGTTCACAAAAATCTGGTTCGGGATGAGGCCCGTCACCATGCCGATGCCGTGATAGCTGTCCTGCACATAGTCCCAGTTGATCCAGGTCAGCGGGTAGAGCTTCAGCTTCAGATCCCACGGCTTGCGGATGATGACCTTATCGGTGGCCTCGCAAGCCCATACCGTGCCGGTCTCCTCGTCCTTCCAAAGCCGCATGACAACGGTCGTCTTGTCGTCCGTGTGCTTGTATGCGTCCTCGTCGTGGTTGTCCGTGTCCGGCGTGATGAGGTCGGTGTCGCTGCAGCCGTGCGCCTTTGCGTACTTCTGCAGCTCGTCGGTCATGCGTCGGCTCTCAATGAGGATGTACGGCTGGCTCTGCACGTTGCGGTCGGCGGAATTGCCGAATCCGACGTGCGTGTTTCCGAGGATTTCCGTGCGGATCTCGCCCTTTTGCCGGTTTCCGACGTCCGCCGTGTCGTCCCAGTAGGTGTATAGGCAGCTGTCGCCGTCCACGGCGGCGTTGCGCATATACTCGCGCATCAAGTCCGTGATGCGGTTGAACTCAAACAGGCGCTCGAACATGCGGTTTGCGATGTCGCCCATGCGGCCCGCCGCGTTCTGATCCACGGCGGCAGACATGGGAGAAGCCTGCATTTTGATGTTCTCCGTTGTGATGGAGGCCACGCAGAACAGCACCACGCGCTTGATGAAGTTGAACACCGGCGTCGGCAGACCGTTCGCGTTCACGCCCTCCCATTGCTTGCCGACGAAAAAGTTTTCGTTGACCTTTACGGTCTCGTCGAGATTGATGCCGTTGTTGTAATCCAGCATCTTGTCATATTCCTTGCGGATGCTCTCGACCGTGATCTTCTCGCTCATTCGCCGTCACCTCCGCCGCGCCGCGCCGCCTTGAAAGCGTCCTCGATGCTGTACTGCCAGAGCCGCATCACGTCTTCCGTGATGTCCACGCCGGCCTTTTTGTCCTTCTCGTCGCGCTCCTCGCGGTCGTTCTCCGCTTCCTGCTCGCGGGCGGAAAGCTCCTCCCGCAGCACAGCAGGCAGCGCCGCGATCATCGCGTCCAGATCTGCAAACCGCGCCATCACGGAGCCGCGCCACTTGCGGAACACGCGCAGCGCATAGAAGCACAGCGCGACATTTGCCGCGCACATCACAGCGCAGATCGAAGCGGCGATATACAGAAAAATCATCGAAATTCCTCCAAAAACGCGAAAATGGAGCTGACAGTCCCGAAAGACTATCAGCTCCATTAAGCTCTTCCCGACGCTCATCAGCGCCTGGGGCGTGTTATAATGTCCGGGCGGGGACACGTCGTCGAGAGGTGCGCCCGGTCCTGTCCTTGTTTGCCGGATTTTCACCGGCGCAGCTTGTCTCAGCCCACCACCGCAAAAAGGAAGGGAAGAAAAGGTGGAAAGGAAAAAAGACCCTTCGCGGCGAGCTGCCGTGTGGCAAGGAGGTGTCCACTCCAAAGACACGTGGCGACTTTGGCGGGTTTCGATCCCGCTACCTCCGGCGTGACAGGCCGGTGCTCTCCCGATTGAGCTACAAAGCCGTATTGGCGAAGTGAGAGGGACTTGAACCCCCACGGGCTTTTCAGCTCCACGCGCTTAGCAGGCGCGCCCCTTGACCAATTCGGGCATCACTTCATGTTGGCGCAGGACGGAGGTGCCGACCCCCACAGCTTCCGCTGCCCTCGGTTTTCTGGACCGGTGCCGGAGCCGTCCGGCGTCATCTTGCATATCATTCACCGGACGGCGTGATGTAAACCTCCGTCCGCGGATGTTCTTTGTCATACAGCACCCGGCTCCCGTCGTGGGATTCAACTACCGTGTAGTTGTCGTCAACTAAAACGCCGTATTTGACAAGTAAATCGTCAACTGCTTCCAGCATATTTGTCAAGTCGCATCTGCGCCGGGTTGGCATGTAGAACAGGCACTTGACGTTCACCGCCGTGTCAATGGCCGGCCTGCCCTTCGGCAGATACCACCCAGCCGCCGCCTCGTACTCCCTGTACTTCTTCGACGGCACGATAAAAGGCTTACCAGTCTTGGGATTGCGAAGGATCTGCTGGCTGTTCTTCTTGCTGATCGGCGCAAGCGGTATCGTGAATTGGATCATCCGTCGACCTCCACGCCGCGCACAGCGACCTTCTTCTCCACTTCCAGAACCAGAACGCCGTCTTTGGCGGCTTTGACCTCCGCCGTGTTCCCGCGTTCCAGAATCTCCCGCAGGGGCTTTAGAATTTTTTGCAGGCCGGTTTCGTTCAAGCCCCCGCCTCTTTTTCCGCCGCCCCTCCGGGCAGCTTTGCTTTCAGCTTGTTCCATGCAGACTTCGCTTTCTTCGCGTCGGACACCGCCGTGCCGCGCACGACCCTTCCGTGCTCGTCCAGCTCGTCCACATGCCAAATCGTCAAACCGGCAGTAATCTCCATCCAAAGCTCCCCGCCGGAAACCGCGTCAATCACCTTGCGCATTGCTTTCCTCCAAACAGTCGAACAGCCCGGCTTCTCTCAGCTCGTCTACTGTAGCCACTCCATCAAAATGCCACGGTGGGCGCTGCGATATGAACCAGTCCGTGCCGTCCGGCATGTCGTCGCGCACCACAACAGATAGCCCAAAAAGCGTTGGCCTCTTCTGGTATGTTACAGTCTCGCCGCCGTGCATGATTTCGTTCACTTTGCGTGCAAAATCCTCAAAAACAGCAGATGTCATCACGATTGTCACCGGCACCGCTTTCGCTTCGTACATCTTCTGCAAGGCAACGC